ATCCAAACAGAATAGGGTTATTTGGATACAAAACCCATCAACAAGGGAACACTTCATTTATAAGCGTTGGTTAGAAAATAGCACAAAGCAAATCGAAATAGAGGGGTATAATGTAACGGTCAGTGACAAACCCGAAATTACTCACATTCATTCATGGTACGGAATAGCAAAGCATTATCTATCTCACGATTGGTTAGCTAAAGCAAACAAGGCAAAAGAGCAACAGCCTAAATGGTATTATCACAATTACATTGGGGGTTGGTTAGAACGTGCGGAAGGCGCAATCTTCACGAATTGGACGCAGGGAGATTTTGATAACTCACTCCCCTACGTTTACGGACAGGATTACGGCTTTAGTGTTGACCCGACAACTTTAGTCAAAGTGGCGGTTGACAATAACCAAAAGGTTATATATTTGCATGAAGAGTATTATGGAGTTGATAAACTAGGTACTGATGACCTTTTCAAACTTAATAGCCAATTAATCCAAAAGCCGACTGATATAATCGTGGGTGATAGTCACGGTCAACAAAATAGGTTAGTCGAGGATTTGAGGCGAAAGGGATTGAATATAAAACCGTGTACCGACTATTGTAGAGGTGCATCCGAAATGATACCAAGTGCAACGAACTATAAAATAATGATAACACCAACAAGCCACAATTTGAGAAAGGAATTAAGTAACTACATTTGGAATGATAAGAAAGCAGGAATACCAGTTGACGCATTTAATCACGCACTTGACGGTTTCCTTTATGGCTTTGCGTTTTTAACCAAGCACAAAACAAGCACAGGCATAAAAAAGAACTCATTGATATGATACAAGGGAAAATAAACGAGGAACTAATAAACATCCCAACTAATTGGGGCGATGTACCGTTTAAGAAGTACATCGAATTTTTAAACCATGAAACAGCACTTGACCAAGCTAGTTGTTTACTAGGTGTACCCACGACCACGTTAAACAAGCTAAACAGCGAAGCATTGGGAGCGTTATTTACGGCATTGCAGTTTATGCACGAGCCTCCAAACGCTTATTTGGAAAAGGATAAACAAATAGACATCGGGCGTGAAAGCTACGGCAAATTAGAAATGGCGAAGTCTTTACTCCTGCAGCATGACAAACCGAAGGACGCTTTGATAGGCATTGCGAAAATATACACCGAGATTGACTTCAGCGAAGTGGCTACGGATGAGGCGAACCCGATATGCGCTTTTTTTTTTCTGCAATCAAACAATTCTTTGAGCGTTATAAAAGATTGAACGACTACAAACCAAGCCAAGCGGAGGCGATAGCGAATGTGGATAGGTTCAAAAAGTTCGGAGCGAAAGCCACTATCTTTGCCATGATGGACAGATGGGGCAAGACTATTGAAGAAGTCACAAATATGCAGGCGACTTTGATTTACGATATTCTCCTTCACGACTTTGAAAAGTCGATGTATCAAAAAGATTTACAAGCCGCACAACAGCAACAGCAGAAAATGTTAAAAAAATAAACTTTAAAAAAAGTTGAATAAAAGTTTGGAAGTGTAAAAAATGTTTAGCTATATTTGCATATCATTTAACCAAAACCAACCAACCTATGACAACTACAATCAACAAAACATGGTTTAAGAACCAACTAAAAAAAGGCAATCTATTAGTTAAATGCACTGGCAAGTACACTGATGACTATGCTTATGATAATGCTACAAATTTCTCAAGAGAAGAAGAATTTACTAAAGCTGAGGCAAATATGTTTAGCGACTGGTATTTAAGTGTGTTAAAAGTTTGGGGCGATAAGCAAGGCATAATTCATGCGGCATTTGCGAACTGCGAATATTACACGTTCAAAGTGGCTTAATAAGCCAAACCCAATAAACTAAAGCCACCCTCAAAAGTGGCTTTTTTTATTTACTTTTGCTTTATGTACTTAGACACCGTAAACTTCATTAAAGGCATTTGCCAAACCATTAACCCGAATGGCACGTTCTATCATGGGCGTGTTAGCGATGCTAATTTAGCCATCAAGGACAATCCCATGCCACAAATACATCTTTATCCGTTTCGTGTGCAAAACCCGACCAATATGGGCGTAGACGTGAACCCTAACATATTAATGGCGTTTCTGTTTGACGGTTCACCTCACGATGGTGCAGATGATTTGTTAAACAGCACAGACGAAGCCGACACGATGCAAAGGCGGTTTCACGTAGCTTTACAGGGTAGCGGAAAGATAGTGAGCAACTATGAAGCAGAACCATTTTACAAGCAGTTTAGCGGTGTGACAAACGGAATGTTCGTTAGATTTCAACTTCAAATCAAATCGAGTAAAGTTTGTGAGGTATGATAAACCTAGAAGCACGATTAAAGGAATTAGGCGTTAAATTAACCGAGCAGTTGGTGAATGACATCCAAACCAAGCTAATAGAGCGCAGGGGTGCAAATGGCACATTTGATAGCGTTGTAAACGCAAGTGGAAAGTTAGCTAAGTCAATACGGTTTGAAGTAACCAACGGAACGGTTCTAAGCATTTACGGCAATGATTACATTCAGTTTTTGGAGAATGGAAGAAGACCAGGCAAAAGACCACCGATTAGTGTAATTAGAGAATGGATTGACGCAAAGAATATAATCCCCGATGGAATTAGCAAAGATAGTTTAGCGTTTCTAATTGCTCGTAGAATGGGCGAAGAGGGTTCTACCATTTACCAAGCAGGTGGAAGCGATTTAATAAGCGGCATATTTAACGAAGCATTACAGCGAAGCATCGAAGCCGAGTTTGCACAATTATTGGTGACCGAAATCCAATCCGAGATTTTTGAATTATTAGCGGCATAAATAAATAGGACACGAAAATAATAACGGCTTAGAGTTGTTTAAATTTGCACTATGAGCCGAGCCAACGACTATTTACTTTTCCAACGTCCTTACAAGTGGGTTAGCGCACATCGAGAGTTCACATGGATATACGCTTTACCTACTCGACCATTCTTTTATTTTGAAACTGATGGATTAATTGAAGTTCTTTTAACATCCTCGTTTAGTGCTGACTTAGAAGTCGGAAGCCGTATCTACTTTAGAAACTTTGGGGCGTTAACTGGATTTCACGTGGTGAAGTCAATCACAAGCCAAAGCAACTTTACTTTACAAACAGCCTATCCGTCAACTTTTATAAGCCCAGCGAGTGCAGGTTGTGAGTTTGTGGACTTGCCTAGCGTAACCGTTTATAGCGGTTGGAACGTAGGTGAATTGATTATTGGTGGCGTGGATATGTCAACGGTGCAACCTTATAAGCTAATCGCTACATTCAGACCAGAGGCAGACCTAAACGGGCGATTAAGGTTTAATCTAAGCGGTTATGCACAAGCGGCATTTCCTACGCCTTACAAAATACAATACAATTTAGACGAAGTCAATTACAACATATTTACAGGAACGATAACTGTTGGTGGCAAAGAGTACATTTATCTGCGTCACTTTTTTAACGGTTCACTAAAGGGTGAAAATTATGTAGCTAATAGTGGGTTAACGGTTGAAGATTTGAACCGATATTATGTGAAAGCCAACTCGATTAGCGAGTGCGGTTTTACTAAGTTATTTATTGATGGAAGTAGAGAAGAAACAAGACTAATAAACGAAAATCAAATACAATGGCAGTAAAAAGTAAAACACAATTAGCTTCCGACATTGCAGGGAGTACATTTAGCGCACCTCAGCAAGTTATCTTGGATGACATGGTTGACAGCTATCAAGACTTAGCTATTCAGCTAACAACGGCACAACGTGACGCAATCGCTACACCAGCGAGTGGGTTACTAATTTACAATACTGATAATAGTCAGTTTGAATATTACAACGGTTCAGCATGGGCAACTATGTCGAGCGGTTTGGGAAGTACGCAATCCGTAACCGTAGCGATTAGTAGCGCACAGATATTGGCAGGTAACACAACACCAGTTCAATTAATTGCTGCGGCAGGTGCAGGATTGGCAATCATACCTATTTCAGCAGTTGTAAAATATACATACATCACAGCGGCTTATGCAACAAACACAACTCAATCAATATACTTTGACACATTAGATATTGAGGATAATCGTTTGATTTCTATATCCACTATTTTAGAGCAAACAGCAAATAAAAGTGCAATAGTTTCAGCAAGTTCGCCAACGAATGGGAATAGCATTATAGCAAACAAGGCTTTAATGTGGGCAATTCAAAACGGAAACCCGACAGCAGGGAGTGGAAGATTAGATATAACCGTTATTTACACGACAATACCTTACTAATGATTAAGAAAGTCAAGACCTACGTTAAAGACAGCACCGATAGCGGAGTAATTACTGATTACTTCGATGCGGCTATTATGCAAGGCGTGACGGCATACACATTTAACGGTTTAGGTATTGCAGGGAACTATGTGACTGAACCTGCATGGTTTATTCCATTCGGTTCGTTTCCTTTTAGTTTAGGTTGGTATATTGATTTAGACGTTGCAGATATTGGGTTCTATTCCTTTAGTTACACACTAAGCTACGGAGCAACTGATGTTGAATATATTGTTGAGTTAAACCTACAAGCATACAATCAAATTGACTTACCAACTAATTGCAACACTAAATTTTTAGGGTGGTTAACAAGGCAAGGCGGTTGGGCAAAATTCCCATTTAATGGTAACACGACTTTTGAAACGGAGATACCCGATGCTGAAACATACCAAACGCCACAATTTATAACAGGCGTGAGTGAGCGTAGAGGCGTAACCGATAGCGAGATACTCACAACTGGCGATATTCCACAAGAGGCATTGTCTTACATGGAAAGTTTAAAGCAAACTACACAGGCGTACATCGCAAACTTTTTACAAGATGGAACGCTTGAAATAGTGCCAGTCTTGATTGAGGCAGGTACATTCACCAAGCGAAACACAAACGACAAATTTTTTGATGTGAGCGTGAGAATTATTTACGCTACTGAAATAACTATGCAAAATGGCTAGTGAACTTTACATCGAAGATAAATTAGTTGACTTGCCTACTGATGCCGACATTAGTATAGAATACGCCATAGCGAAGATTGGTGAAATTGAAAAGCGAAGCGGAGTAAGGTCGGCAGAGTTTACCGTTCCGAAAACGGCAAAGAACAAAGCTATCTTTGAAAATCCCGATGATGTAAATAACATAGGCACTAAGCCATACAGAAGGCTAAAAGCACGTTACTATTCAAACGGTATTGACCAGCAGATTTCATTTGCTACGCTAAAGGAAAGCGCACAAGGTTATAATGTAAATATTTACGGTGGCAATAGCGACTTCTTTGCGGCTTTAAAGGATGGCAATTTAACTGATATTGATTTTAGTGCGTATGACTATTATCACACGTTGACTAACTACGTTGCAACGAGAACCGATTTAGACGTGCCACGTTCAATCGCTTTGAATGTTGAGCAACCTAGTGCAATAGCTTTGGGTAATATTGCTTACCAACCTCCAAGTGTTTCGATTGAGTTCCTTTTAGAACAAATGGCGGCTTCACAAGGTTACACCATAAACAACGAAACGAAATTAAAATACGGCTACCCAAATCAGTTAATGGTTTTGCCGTTATGCAAAGAATGGTTAAGAGATTTTAACGGTGATAAATATAATTGCGAGTTCTTTGGTAATACTTTGGTTTTACCAGCACCAGCAGCAGCAAATAAAATAATGATGCTTACTAAAATTAGTGGCAGCGATATTTATTTTGACCCGACTTCAATAGCAACTTGGGATGGTAGCGTTATTCTAAATGATATAATAACCGTAACTTATAACATTGTAATAAATATAACCGTTACAACCGTAGGCAATATTACGATAGACGTTAATTCAATAGGCATATCCGATACAAGATTAGCGGCTAATGTGGTAGTAGGCGTAAACACTTTTACTTATTCGGGAACGGCAACACTTACACCGTCAGCATTAACAGATGATGCAAACGCAATTACCATTTCTTTTTTAACGGCTGCAATTTACACCGTTGCTGATGCTTCATTAACCATTACAGATACGGTTGTAGTTACTCCAACTGAAGTAAATGCTTTACCGTCAGTTAACTTTATAAGCCGTCAATTTACAACCGTCAATAGTTTAGTGCCCGACTTAAAGCAAAGCGATTTATTAGTCACTTATTTGAAGTTGACTTGCTCACTAATCCAAGTTGATGAGGTAAATAAAAACATTAAGATAATTCCGTTTGAAAAGCTAAATGATAACATTGCAAACGCTTTAGATTGGTCAAACAAATTAGACTTAACCGATACGCCACAGATAACATTTGCGGTTGATGGCTACGCTCAAAGAAATCTTTGCACATGGCAATACGATGAAATATTAACAAAACGACCTTTAGCTAATGGGGTTATTCAATTAGATGACCAGAACTTAGATGATGAGCAAGATTTGATTGACATTGATTTTAGCGCAACTCCACAAGCTTTAAAAAGTGGCTTTAATATTTCATTCTTACCAATATTCAATAGCGGTGGCACGTTTAGAGATGCGATAGACCAGCGTATTTTATTTGCCAAGTTTAATGATGTAGCGTTTACCTACACAGATGGCACAACTAATAGCGCACAGACCACCGATATTTTATTAACTCACTTCCAAAAGAGTGGAGAAATCAATTTAGGGTTTGATGATAATTTAATCCCGACTTTCTATCAAGCGTTTATTGATGTATTGGATAAGGCTAAAATAGTCACTTGCTTACTAAGATTAAACGCCTCCGACATTAATCAACTTGACTTGACTATTCCTGTTTACATCGAATACTTCAATAGCTATTTTTATGTGAGCAAGATAAGCGGATACAACCCTAACAGGAACGTGAGTACATTGGTTGAACTTGTAAAACTTTATTAAGATGGCAGACACACTAATATTTAAGATAGACACCACTCCAACCGTTTCGGCATTGCAGGACGTTAACGACTTATTGACGCAATCAAAGACTAAGCTAAAGGAATTAACTGATGCAGGGAAGCAACAGACCAATGAATACATTGCACAAAATGCGGAAGTAAAGGCATTAGAGAAAGAGCAACGGGCGTTAAACAATGTTTTGGTGCAACAGACTAGTGCAACAAAGATAATGACCCAAGCCACTGAAGATAACATAAAAGCAGGAAAGGCTCAGGAAAACAGCATTGCGGAAAATCGTAAAGCCTACAACGCTTTATACAATCAATTAATCCAAACAGCGAAGCCAACACAAGAGCAAATTAAAACGGCTAAAGAATTAAATAAAACTTTAAAGGAACAAGAGGCGGCATTAGGTAACACTACTCGCAACGTGGGTAACTACGGTCAAGGGTTTAGTGAAGCAGGGAAGCAAATAAACTTATTTGGCGTAAACATTGGCGAGGTTTCTAAAGGATTAGAGGCTGCTAAAGCAGGTTTCACAGCCGCAGGTGGTGGCGTTAAGGGATTTAGTGCGGCATTAGCTACGACAGGTTTACCGTTGATTATAATGGCTTTCTCGCAACTTACAAATGTATTAGAAGCATTTAAGCCAGTAGCTGACGCAGTAGAAACAGTTGTTACAGCTATTGGTGCAGGATTTAAAGCATTATTGGACGGTGGGAATATTGCAGAAGCAGGTAGACAAGCCACAGCTTATTTAGAAATTCTTAGGGATTTAGAGGACACCGAAAACGGTGTGCAAATAGCGCAAGAAAAAAGGAATAATGAAGTTAGATTTTTGATTACATCTGCAAGAGATTTAGGCAAATCAACAAAGGAAAGAAATGAACTTTTAGCCGAAGCAGAAAAGTTACAAAAACAAAACTTCAAAGCAGATTTGGAGCGAAACAAAATTAAAAAAGATGGATTAGCTGAGTTGTTGAAAAGCCAAACAGGACTTACCCAAAAAGAATTAGATTACTTAGCAACATCAACTGATGCAACTGATGAATATTTTTTAAAATACAAAGCACAAGCCGAAAGCAGAACATCATTTGATGAGAAAAAACTAAAAGAATATCAAAATGTTTTATTAGAAGAGGAGAAATTAAGAGGCAATAATGTAGTAGACTTAGAAAAGATTATTAGTGCAGGTAATAAACTAATTGAGAAACGTCAAGCCGCAGAAGAAAAAGCAGCAGCCGCAGCCAAAGCCGCAAAAGATAAAGCAGACCAAGCAGAGGCGGCAAGAATAAAAAATTTGGAAACACTAGAAATAGAGTTTCAACTTAGTGAACGTGAAAGATTAAACAAATCATTTGAAGATAAATTAAAAACCGTTAAAGGCAAGGGTGAACGTGAGACGTTATTAAGGTTAGATATTGTAGCGGCACAAGAAGCGGCATTAAAAAAGTTTGATGAAGATGCTAAAGCTAAAAAGAAAGCAAAAGATGACGCTGATGCATTAAATGAGAAAGCAAAACAAGACAAAGAGTTCAACGATAAAATTGCTTTCAATCAAAAGCAATTACAATTAGACTTAAATGCAGTTGATTTATCGGTTGCAACAGAAAAAGAAAAGGAAAGACGTAAAGCCGAAATACAATTAGCGGCATTAGAGGAACAACTAAAATTAACTAAGAAATTTTTAGGTCCAGAAGGTTCGTTAACTAAAGAGCAGTTGCAAGGCATTACAGCTATTGAACAAGCTATTGCAAAAGCTAAAGAAGGATTGAAGCCTAAAGCAGAAGACCCAACCGTAGCAGATGCTTTAGGGATAAACGAAGAAGGCATAGAAAAAGCGCAAGAAACATTATCTCAAGTCAGTAAAGCATTACAAGCCGTAACGGATATTGTGAACATGGGGTTTGAAACTAGGTTAAACAACATAGACGCTACAAAGAATGCCGAGATAGATGCGATTAACCAAAGCACAGCAAGTGAGGAAGACAAAGCAAAGAAGATACAAGAAATTGAGCGTGAAGCGGCAATGGCTAGGTATGACATTGAGTTAAAACAATTCCAAGCGAATAAAGCAACGTCAATAATTCAAACCATAATTAACACAGCACAAGCGGTGATGGCTCAATTATTAGCACCACCACCAGCAGGATTTATATTCGCAGGATTAGCGGCTGCAACAGGTGCGGCACAATTAGCACTCATAGCTTCACAGCCACCACCACCAAGACCAGCATTTGCCACAGGCGTTATCGGGTTAGACGGTGCAGGAACAGCAACGAGCGACAGCATAGACGCAAGGTTATCACGAGGCGAAAGTGTAATGACAGCCAAAGCAACCGAGCGATTTGCACCAGTATTAGCGCAGATGGAGATGGCAGTAGGTAATAGACCAAACTTCCAATTAGGCAATAGAAAATTCGCCACAGGATACATACCTACAACGGACGGGGGGTATAGCGATAGGGCAATGAGTAATGAGGTGAACAACGCTAGTACGATGGCGAAGATGTTTAGCGATAGCATAGCTAAGATGCCACAGCCGAAACTCGTTTACGATGAGTTCACTAATTTTGTGAACAATCGCAATCAGTCGGTTAATTTATCGGAGTTGTAAATTTCATTATACTTCTCAATAGCCGCTTCACGAACGAACTTCGCCACACTTGTATTTGACTGCGGAAGTTGGCAATGGCTTTCTAAGCGTTTCCACCAATAAGGCGTGAACTGCGTTTTGAGTTGTTTTGAATACTTTTCTGCTTCGTCTTTTTTACTTGCCATCTGCAATAGTTTTGGTTAGTTGACGTGGAATGAACAAGGCTATAATGAAGAACAATCTAACCCATTCAGACCATTGCAAAGGGTTAAGGTTTGCACCAATAAAGGCACAAAGTAAATAGCATAGTACGAACGTAACTGATGCGCTGATGTATTTGTTTCGGATTGACATGGTTAAAAAGTTTAGGACAAACATACTTTGATTTTAGGACAAAAACAAATTCGCTTTACTATTCTACGTTTTTTTGTACTATGAACAGCGCAACGCTTTACATTAACGGTTATATCGGTCAGCAAGGTTTCTTCGATGAAGCGTCTTTTGACTTGACTACGTTAAACAATTTCCTTGACCAGCACCAAGATATTGAAGAACTAAATGTGTTTATCAATAGCGGTGGCGGTTCAGTAACAGAAGGCTTTGCAATTCATGACCGTTTAATGGCTTTGCCATTTACCGTTAACACAATAGTAAACGGAATGTGTGGCAGTATAGCAACCGTAATATTCCAAGCAGGTAAAAAGGGCAAACGTAAGATGTACGCCAATAGCGAGTTCTTCGTTCACAATCCTTTTTGGATGCCCGATGCACCAAACGCAATGGAAGCAAAAGACTTGGAAGCATTAGCCGAAGATTTGAAACGTGCGGAAAATAAGATAGTTAACTTCTATTCTACAATCACTGGCAAATCAACCGAAGATTTGAAACCAATCTTAGACCGTCAAACAACACTAACAGCAAGTGAAGCAATAGAACTAGGGTTTGCAGATGAAATCATGGGCGGTGAAATTAAGGCGTTCACCAAGTACAAAATAGCAGCGTATTTATCTAATCAAAATAAAACAATTAACATGGCAGAACAAACCGAAATTAAAGCCGAGTTGACAGGAATAAAATCTTTCCTTGCAAAACTCACATCAAAACTTTTTAAGGCAGCAATGACCGAAACTATTGACGGCAAAGTAATTCACTTTGATGGCTCAACACTTACCGAAGGCACTTTGGTATTTGAAGACGAAACAATGTTGACACCTTTGGCAGATGGTGATTACATTGTAGACACAGCTACTTACACCGTAGTTGGTGGTGTGGTTACAGCAGTAACAGAAGTTGAAGTTGAAGTTGAAGTTGAAGATGCAAAGCTAAAAGAAGCAAACGCACAAATCGAAGATTTGAAAGCACAACTTGCCGCTAAAGAAGAAATCGTAAACGAAAAAGAAACTTTGATTAACGACACCAAAACCGAAATCGTTGCACTTGCAACAAAGGTGAAGTCTTTTGAAGCGTTACTTGTAACTGGTAAGAACTTCAAAGCAGAAGCAGGACAATCAAACAACACTAACCAAGATGCGCCTAAACTTTCAGCAATGGAAGTAATCGCAAAACGTAGAGCCGAAAAGGAAAACAAATAAATTAATAAACTAAAAACAAAAACAATAAGACATGGCAAACGCAGTAACAGCACTACCAGCAAACGGTTCGATACCATATGAGGTATTCTATAAACCGCTATTGAACGACCCAAAGATTAACGCTTTACCGTTCACAATTCACTTTGGAAAAATCGGCAAAGAATTATACTTTGATGCTGAATTTACCGATGCACCAACTATCAAGGCAACTTGTGGATGGGATTACAAAACAGGAACTCCAATCACTAAAAAGGCTCTTGACCCTTATGAGTTGGATTTCTCTTTTGAGCAATGTTATACCGACTTCGTTAAATCAATTTGGGGCGATAGCCTTCCAGATGGTTGGAGAAAAGGCGAACTTACTCCAGAGATTGTTGACCGTATCGTAACTAAGCAATCAAACGCTTTCAATACTAACTTACTTTACGCTTTATTCCTTGCTGACACTTCGTCTACTACTAACTTCCTTAGCGGTATGGATGGAGTTTATCAAAAACTTTTAGCAGGTGTTGCAGGTAATGACGGAACGGTTGATGCAGGTGCAATCACTGACAGCGATTTGTCGTTGACAAACATCGAAGGTACACTTTACGGTATCTACACAGCGCAAAGCGATTTGCTTAAAACTTTTGACAACGGAACTAAGGCGTTCATCGTTACTCAAAAAGTTTACGAAGCATGGAGCCGTTTCTTACAAGTAAATACTGCGGTAGGTGGTAACTTGATTGACAGAGCATCTATCCAAAACGGTGTTACTGGTATCTCTTATCAAGGCATCCCAATGATTAACGCTAACTACGTTGACAGAGGTTTAGCACTTTACGGAACAGCAGGTTCACCTCCAAGTGTAACTGACCCGAACCGTGTTATCTTGACTTTGCCTACAAACCACCACATCATGATTGATGGAAGCGGTTTTGAAAGCATCGAACCATTCTACGACCGTAAAGAGGACAAAGTATTTTCACCAGCTAGTGCCATGATTGACTACCAATACGGCTACGGTGACTTGAACGTAATCGCAGGTTTCTAAAAAAAATTAAGGGGGTGCAAATCCACCTTTTAATATTCAAAAAATAAAACAAAATGGCAGATTGCATAGACATATTAGAAAGCATCGGACAAGGATGCGAAAAAGAAAACCAAGTGGGCGGTGTAAACCGTAGAGTTTGGGTAACGCAAAAGAGCCAAGTCGTAAGCACTACAACTGACGCTAACGGATACGTTAACACCATTACAATGGGCGTTGACAATTCGAGCGATGCTTATAAGTTGATTACGGTTACAGGCAAAGACTACACTCACAACGGTGTTATTGAAGGCGTGATTGGTGATAATACCAACACATTCAACCACAGCGCAGCGATTAAGATTTTCACAGCTACACCTGCTGAACGTGAAGCAGTTGAGACTTTGTTTAAAGCAAAGGACTTGATTGTTATCTTCCAAAACGAAAACGACCAAGTTGAAGTTTACGGATTAGACAAAGGATTGAAAGCATCGGCATTCGCAGGTGGTACTGGAACGGCTTTACAAGATGACACAGGAATGTTATTGACTTTGAGTGGCGAACAACGCTACTTGCCTAAATACTTCTTAAACGGAGGTTCTTTGGCTACGTCAATCGCTTACTTGGACAACATCAGCAAAGCAGTAGTTTAATTCTTCTCGCTCCCTTAGTTGCATAAACTTTAGCCACTTTCGAGTGGCTATTGTTTTTTAAATACGTTTGTCTATATTTGTACAATGGAAGTGAGAAGCCTATCTTTTTTAAATGAGTTAAACGAGAATGTAATCTCAAAAGGTAGCGTAAACAATGTAAGCGGAGTTACTATCCGATACTACTACACACTAATTTTCAATAAGAAATTAAAAGGTAATTGCAGTTCATGTTTGGTTGATGCGATGGTTTCAATGCGGAAATATTATACGACTAACATAGCGAAGTACAATAGTAGCGATGCCGAAATTTTAAAGGTAAATAAATACGCTTTGACTAAAGCATTGATTGAGTTTAAGGCATTAGAGAAATATGAATTATGCGAGTTTATTAAAAGTCGGATTGATATTTATAAAAAACTACTATGAGCGAAATAGAAAAGTATAGACATTGGTTGCTTTGTATTGCTAGGTTAGCCAAGCTAAAACATTATCACGGATTTGATATAAACTACAAGGATTGTGGGTTTAATGACTTTTGTAACAAGCCAAATGGACACGGTGAAACCGAGTTAGAACGTAGCGTAAAACTATTTAGCAATGAAGTAAAACAGATATTTGCATGAAGAAAACAATAGTTACCCGAAGCGCAAACGATAAACTTTACAACCTATCAAAATCATTATGGCGTGATGACAATACCTTTGTAAGGTTGCAACAATTCACAGGCTTTCATGGTGCGCTGACTTATCTGCTTCACATTCTCGAAAACTACAACGGCATAATCGTAAACGCTGACGAAGATTTCTTTGTTACCAATGAGAACTTAATTGACCAAGTAATTGCTGACATGATTAAGAATGATTTTGCGTATTGTGGTGTTCCAGATAAAGGAATTATATCGCACCGTGATAAGTCTTTCTTCCACGTCAATCCGTTCTTTAATGTATTTAATGTGGACATCATTAAAACTAAGTTGCCAAAATTTGACAACTCAAAAGTTTATGACTACGCAAACCAGTGCGAAAAGAATGGCAATGTAGATGAGCCGTTTGCAGGGTTATTTTATTGGCTACATTTGAACTTCAAACACGCTAACTTCACCAAGATAACTTCAACAGATGGCACAAGTACGGTGATAAATATAAATGACAAACCGATTGGCATCCATTCATGGTATAGTCGTGAGTATGGCAAGGACGTGAAGCAGACCGAGCGAATTGATAAGTGCCTAGAGTGGGCAATAATTAACCGAAATCAATGAAGTTAATAGTACCATATCGAAATAGACTTGAACACCTTAAACAATTTGTAGAACATTACAAAGGGTTTGACATTTTAGTAGTCGAACAAGCGAATAACGAGTTATTTAATCGTGGTAAATTGCTCAATATAGGCTTTAATGAGTGCAATGATAAAACGGTTTGCTTTCATGATGTGGATTTATTAGCCGAAAGCCTAGCGCATTACAAGCAACCTATTGATGGAGCGGTTCACTTCAGCGGTTTATGTGAGCAGTTCAATTACAAAGTACCTTACGATACTTGTTTTGGTGGCGTAACGGCTTTTAATGCCGAAAGTTTTTTGAAGTGCAATGGATTTTCAAATAACTATTGGGGTTGGGGTGGCGAAGATGATGACTTATATACCCGAACAAAGCTAAACAACATCCGTACTAAATTCGAGTTACACAGATACAAGTCTTTGAAACACGAAAAACAACCCATTACAAGCGAATATAAGGCGAATAAAGAGCGATTGAATAGAACACAGCACACATGGGCGTTTGACGGCTTAAACAGCCTTAGATACAAGATAGTGGAACGTGGCGATATTTGTGGAGTGGAATTAATTAAAGTAGATTTGTAAACAATTAAATATAAATATGATACCTCAAAAATTTAAACTAAAAAAAGACGTTGGTTCTATCGTATTCCGAGCAGGAACGCAAATTGTTTCTATCACTAAAGAAACGCAAATCAGCGAAGAACTTTACAATTTATGCTGCAAGTTTGGCAAGTCGCATTGCTTTGACATTATGGGCGAAGAAAAGGGTCAAAAAAAAAACCAATTAGCCTCCCAGTTCCCAGCGTCTTTATCAACCTTGAACGAAGTGTTGACAGACGAGAGCGATTTACCGTTAGTGCCAAACAAGAGGCTAGAGGATGTTTCTATTCCACAGCCAAAGAAAAGGGGAAGACCCTTCAAGTCGAAAGACTAATTGCCGTTGATGGCAAAGAAATAGTTTCACCGATTGCAGGTGTAACAAATAATGAATATGCTTGTATTCAAAGCCACTTGAACGCTATTAAACTAGCTAAAGAAAGAGGTTATGAGTGCATCGCTATTTTCGAGGATGACATAACTTTCGTAAAAGATTTTAAGCCTAAGTTTGAAAAGTATTTAAACCAGTTACCAAAAGATTGGCATATACTTTATTTAGGCGGTTCGTTTGGGCGTAATCCTTTTTATTTTAATCAATACTTTACACAGCAAAATCAAACGTGGGGAGCGTTTGCGTACATCGTACACAAGAGAGCGTACAACAATTTAATAGAAATCCTTTCGTGTCCTAAAAAAATAGTTGATGGTCACTATATTGACTATCAAAAAGTGCACCTTTGCATTAAGCCAAACGAACGGTTAGTGATACATCCAAAAGGGTTTAGCACTATCAAAGAAATCGAGGTAAATTATAAAGGCATACAATGAGCAAACATACACGAACATTCAAAAACATTTTGCCAGTCACTACTGAAAAGAAAGGTGATGGATATTTTCGTTATGGATGGAATGACAATTTGCCTTTAGAATTAATTGAGGCAATCAACAATAGTGGCGTAGCGAAGAAAGCCGCAAAGAAATATGCGGAGTATATTCAAGCGGATGGTTTTGTTTCACCAGTTGCTTCAAGTTTCAAAGTAAACTCAAAGCAAACAGCAGATAAGTTTGTTGGAATATTTGCGACTTCGTGGTCGTATTTTAATGCGGTTGTTATCCATGTTTCAAGACTTGGGAATGGTAGAGTTGGAAAATCGGAGGTGATGCCGTTGCAGAAATTTAGACGTGGAATAAATGGCACTTGGTTTTATAACCCGACAATCCAAACGGATAAATACAGACGAGATGCGTGGGTTGAGTTGCAAGACTTTCAGGGCGAAGTAGCTACATTTGAAGCGATGGATATAAATGTCAATCACTTTGGTGGGCGTGGCGAGATACTATACGTTTACAATGGCAATCCGTTTGATAGTGGGCATTATGGACTTCCCGATTATTTAGCGGCATTTGAAGATTTGAAAACGTCAAGTGAGTTGAGTAAAATGGATTATGAAGCCGTATTGAATGGCTTTGTTTTGGGCGGTATCATGACGTTTAGCGGAGTAAATGAAACAACCGAAGGCGAAGATGGATTAACAGACCGTCAGCGTGTAGAAGAAGCAATGACGCAGTTCACAGGCTTACAGAAGAATAAAGATGGATTGACTTCACGTTTTGGAGTTTTGGCACACTTTGTAGAAACACCCGAACAAGCACCAACGTACACAGCAACAGACCCGAAGCCAATACTAGAAGCGTCAAACACGAAGCGTGATATAATCGAGCGTTCAATATGCCGTTTATTTGGCGTTCATCCAGTGTTATTAGGTTATAGCGAAGCCGCAGTTTTAGGAAACACAAATGCAATAGAACAAGCACGAAAAGAATTAAGAGAAGCCGTTAAACCAGTGCAGGGGTTAATTCAAGAAACAATGGCTACAATGTACGGCAGTAGTATAGATTGGACTTTGAGCGAGTATGGTATTGTTAACACTCAAATAAATATGCCAAATGTTCCCGAATAATAAAGCATGGATTTCAGTTGTAGATATTACACCGTTCTTTGCGGTGTTAAGTCCGAATACACCAACAGCACAGATAGAGCAACAAGTGATATTAGCGCAGACGTTGGACGTTAAGAACGAACTACCTAAAGAATTAATCGAAGATATTAATAACGCCATACTAGCAAACCCACAGCAATACAGAACGAATAGAACTTATGTTGAGGGTGATAAAGTATTTTATAATGGCGTTTATTATATTGCTTTAGATGCCATAGCAGTAAATGAAGCACCACCAAGCGCAGATTGGGGCGATTATGAGTTGATGAACTTCTATAATGTGTTTGTGAAACGTTGGTTAGCAGGTTGCACCATGAAAAGATATATGCCTTATTTAGGTTTGCACGGTACACAATGGGGATTAGAGCAGTTTCAACAAGAGGGATTTGGACAAGTAAGCGACAAAAGACGTGCCGAGTTGCTTAATTCAATAGCAGGACAAACAAGCGCATACGCAAACGAAATGATTAACTATTTAAACGATGTTAATTGGACACTTGACGGTGTGGTTTATGAGCGTGATACACTTTGCAAACAAGTCAAAACTAAATTGCCATTCAGCATTATTGGCGCAGGGGTGAAGAATAGAAAATATTACTTTGACGAAAACAACAGACGCATAATATGGGAGCAGTAAAACAATTAGTGCAGGGTGAAGACTTGACCATTAACATTCAGTTAGTTGATGAAGATGGCAACCCTATCCAAATAAGCAACTGCGAAGATGTTATTTTGTACCTATACCAAAGACGTGAAAACATTTTAGTTGAAATAGCACTAAATGAAATGGAAGTTGTGAGCAGTTTATTGGGTAAGGTCAAAGCGATTGTTTTGGGTGCAAGTTCTAATTTTATAGCAGGTCGTGTTTATGCCGAAGTAGTGGCAAAAGTAAATGATGCCGACTTTGATGCAGGATTTAAGGTCAACAAGATAACCGACATTGTATTATGTGATGTAGTAAACTCGGTTAGCAATGATAATTGACATAGTTTGTACCTTTAGCGCAACAACTATCCAAGCGGAAACAAAAAGCGTTTCACTTGTGTTGACGTTTCCAGCTACTCAACTACCTAGTAATATTTGCGAAGAAGTACAAGATTGTTTAGGTATCTCACCAAGTGGCGAAGATGATTACTTTCTAAACGAGCAAGGCGATTGGGTGCAGGTGCAAGGCGGTGGAGGTGGAAATCAAACGCTAAATGAAGTTTTAGTCGAGGGCAATACTACAGATGGAGAAGATATATTGATTTCAGATGGCGACCAAATACAATTTGATAATTACTCCAGAATAAGAAAGGGCGTAACCGATGCAGGAAATGGGGGTGCAAAAGGAGTTGCGCTAGTTTGTTCATTAGACTATGAATTGAAATGGGAAGCAGGGCGTTTATACACGATGCAACAAGATGGCTTCACCATTCGAGAAGTAAGCCATAACTTCAACATAACACCAACGGCAAATGATGACATTACTAAAGGATTTGTTATTGGTAGCAGATGGATATTAGACAACGGTGATGTGTATGTTTGTAGTGATGAAACAGCAAGTGCGGCAGTTTGGGCGTTGCAAGTTGCTAGTGTTCCAACACTTCAAGAAGTAACAGACGAGGGGAGTATAACAACGAATGTAATAACCGTAGGTGATACGGCAGGGATTTATAGCGAAGTTGCAGATAGCTATGTTGGAACGGCAAACGATGCAAATGACACTTATGCTTACATAGGTAATGACGGTTCTTTAGGATTAGGCAACGGAACACACGAAAGTAATTTAAAGAACACAAACGCAACTACTACTGGCATTATATTAGAGTTCCCGAATAAAGCGGTTGGAAGCTATACCATAGCCACAACGGATGAAATTACAAATGGAACAGTAACATCAGTAGGTTTAACAATGCCAAGTGCATTTACCGTTTCAAATAGTCCTATAACTTCAAATGGAGATATAGCGGTTACAGGTGCAGGGTTAGTCAGTCAATATGTAAGGGGCGATGGTACGTTGGCTAATTTTCCAGCGTCAACAGGCGGTGGTGCTTCACAATCATTTTATTTGAATGGTTCGGTTTCGCAAGGTACTTTTGGAGGAATAGCATTTAAAGAAATGGACAGAGTACCAATATTAGGCGCAGGTACTGATTTCACTATAAACACCAACGGATACATTCAATCTTTTATTACGGATGCAAATATTCCAAATCTTTTAGAGATACCAGCGGGTAATTGGAACTTTGAAACCTATTTTAGCGCATCAAGTGGCGGGGGTAGTCCTTCATTTTATTTAGAATTATACAAATGGAACGGAACGACATTATCTTTAATTGCATCTAATTCAGCAACTCCCGAAGGCATAACAAATGGTACAGTTACTGATTTATATGTAAGTGCTTTAGCAGTTCCACAAACAGCATTATTAGCAACCGATAGGTTAGCAGTTAGGATATATGTAAACAATAGCGGTCGCACGATTAAATTGCATACAGAAAATAATCACCTTTCTCAAATCATAACTACTTTCTCAACAGGAATAACTGCATTAAATGGATTAACTGACCAAGTGCAAAATTTAGCAGTTGGTACAAGTGGAACTGATTTTGCAATTAATTCAGCAACGGGAACACATACGTTCAATTTACCAACTGCAAGTGCATTAAATAGAGGTGCTTTAAGTAGTGCAGATTGGTCAACTTTTTATGGGAAACAAAACGCTTTAGGATTTACCCCCGAAAACGTAGCGAACAAACAAAGCGCAGTAAGTACAGACGCAAACCACTACTACAATGCACCTTACATTAATTCTATTTTAGTAGCACGCATATTTATCGCATCAGACCAAGCCACAACATCAAACGTAGCCGCAAATATTACAGGGTTAGTGACTGCAACATTAGGAGCAAATAAAACATACATAGTTCGTGGTGTAATTGCTGTCACATCGGCAGTTGGTGCAACAGGTGGTATAAAAATAGGAGCAACATTGCCAACAGGTGCGACCAGTCTTATTTTTTTAAGTGGCAGAGGTTCTAACACAACTATGACACAAGAATTGTCAATAGATGGTGCATTGCAAGGAACGGCATCAAACAGAATATCAGCTGCCTCAAGTGATTTAATTGTTAGTGGCAATATAACAACATCATCAACAGCAGGGACGGTTCAATTTAGATTTGCAAGTGGCACGAATGGACAAAGCAATTCAGTGATAGCCGCAAGAACTTACATCGAAATATTTGAGAAGTTATGATAGTAGTCACAGCAATAGAAACAAATGGTGGATTTGCACCCGAAACAATACCGAGTAATTTTGTTAGTAGCTTATTTGATGGCACTAACTTTATTTATTTTGAAATAGCACAAGAGCAAATAGACTATTTGGCTAGTTTGCAAGTATGGAACAAAGAAGCGCACATTGCTGAAATAAACGCTTTGCATGAAGAAGAATTTAAACGTAGATTATTTAATGCAGATTATGTAGCTGAGTGGGAACTAAATGCAGTTTTAGCAGATAGCGAAAACGAATATTTTGACGAAGCGGTTTTAATTATAAACTATTGGTGGAACGGATGGGATGCGATAAAGGCATACAGCGAAACGGTAACAGAAGAAAACTTTATTGACCCTCAAACATTCGTAGATAACTTATGATAGATTTTAAACTACTTTCTTCTAAATACGGTGGACTGGCTTTAGCGGCAGTATTGACTTATTTAGCACCATTACAATCAACATTGTTCGTTGTGGGTGCAATTAGTTTAATTGACTTTATTACAGGCATTATGTCAGCAAAGACAAAGGCAGAGTTAATTACATCCAATAAAATGATTAGAAAGTTTTATGCGGTCCTATCTTACTTTTTAGCCATACTAATCGCTCACGTGATTGGCGGTTATTATGGCGATGCCGACTTTATGGTCAAAGCGGTTGTGGCTATTATTGCGGTGAGTGAATTGCAAAGCGTGAGAGAGAATATAAAGGGCGTTACTAACTTGGATATATTGAAGCCTTTGATTAATATGCTAGAACGCAAATCAGAATAGTTATGCAGATAAGCAAATATGTAAGCCTAAAAGAAGCAACGAAAAGCGATTACGCTATACGTAAACAGATTAACAACATCCCAGATGATGGGCAGTTGGTAGCCATGAAGAATATAGCCACAAATGTATTTGATAAAGTTCGTGAGCACTTTGGCAAACCGATTGGTATTAGTTCTTTTTTTCGTTCCAAAGAAATAAACAAAGCGATTGGCGGTTCAATTAATAGCGACCATTGCAATGGATGCGCCATTGATATTGATGCTGACATTTTCGGAGGCGTAACAAATAAACAAATCTTTGAATACATCAAAAACAATTTAGATTTCGACCAGTTGATTTGGGAGTTTGGAGATAGCAACGAACCTGCATGGGTTCACGTTTCTTTGAGATCAAACGGTGTTAATCGCAGACAAGTATTAGAAGCCGTAAAGATTGGCGGTAAAACACACTACAGAAATAAACAATGAGAGAGCACCCTTGGATAGTGGCAATTTACGCCATGTTTCTTTTGATATTAGTATTGACCAGCCTATCCTATTGCGGTGGGCAAACAGACGCTAAAATGGATGCTAGAGATATTTTAATCGAAGAACAAGCGGAGTACATAGAACGGTTAGAAAGTGCGATTGATGTAAGCCAAGCTAATGAACTAAAAGCGATTAAGAAAGCAACAGGATTAAAGCACGATTTAGAACTAAAAACATATTCTTATGACAGCCTACGAAAAGTCAAGCCGAAAGTTATTTATCGTAACCTTAATGTTAGTGATGACAGCCTCACAACTATTTGGGCAAGTCAAATCAGATAGCATACTTGTAAGTCGTATTGACTTGATTATACAAATCGAATTAAATGATAGAAACAAAGCGGAACTAAACCACTTGAATAAAGTCATTAGCGTGGCAGATAGCGTTGTTTTGGCTTCACGTAGGTATATTGCTTCACTTGATACTGTTATCGCCTTAAAAGACGAAACAATAAGCCTACTGACTTTAGCAAAGGATGTGGCTATTGATAACCGAAACGAGTTGAAGAAACAACTAAAGCTACAAAAGCGGAAAACATTAATAAAATCGGTTGGATGGGGTGTTGGTGGTGTAGGTTTGGGCGTTATTTTAGGCGTGACTGCGGTTATTTTAGCCAAATAATTATTTTTTTTAGGGTATTTTTTTAGTCGTTTTTCATTGTGTGATTGCCTTTTTCGCAAAAAAAAGTTTAAAAAAAGTTTGGAAAAAGTTTTTTTATACAGAAAACCTTTTTAGATTTGCATATCGAAATTAAGTAACCAACTAAAAAACCAACTATGAAAACTCAATTAACAATCAAAGATTTAAAACAAGCAATTACGAATCAAGATGAATTAAATATTATCGCTAAAGAAATTTGGTTTATGAATTTTACAAGACTTATTAAATTAAAATTTTCAGTAGATTTTGCAACAAAAAAAGCAACTGAAATATCTGAAAGACAAATTTCATTATTAATTAATTAAATAAACCAAAAGGGGCGAGGCATCCTATCAACCTCACAAACCAAACCAATCAACTATGAGCCAATTACAATCAAGGCGTGACAAAGTGCAACGCCTAACAAACCAAGCACTAAAAGACAAGATGCACCACAAATACATTCAAGGGGTGTACATCCTAAACCAAATCGCAATTCGCGAACTGCAAATATTTTCTAACCGTATAAACAAACTAAACAATGCTAACTAACAAACAACTAAAAGAACTTTGGTCAGACTTGACCAAGTACAACGTCACAATCGCACAAGTAGCGAAATCATTAGGCGTGAGCGAAACAGCCGTGTATAACATACTAAACGGCAAAACAAAGAAAGCGCACGAAGCAATCAAGCAAATGATTGAGATGCGCAACGAGGCGAAGACAGCATGGTTAAACTTCTTAAATTCTACAAAATGAGCAATACAATCGAAGCATACAGCTACCTAAAAGACAGAACAGAAAGCGAAGTCGAAATGGCTTTGACTTATTTTAATAGCCGAATACTAGCGGCTAAAAAGCATCGCACAGGCAACGCATGGCTACCCGAAACACTCCCAATGATGGAGCAAGGCGCACGAATAGCGATGGAGATATTAGCTAACTTTAAAAAATCAAATCTATGAAGTTTATCCTGCACATCATCAAGAATTGGAACGAGGTTAACCCAGTCATTCAGTTGCTTATTTATGCTACAATAACAAGCGGAGGAATTGCTTTGCTTTGTTGGCTGAAAGGCATATAAAAAAAGAGGACGGTAACCAGCCGTCCAAGTTTTAACCAAATACCCTAT